CCCTAACTTCAAAATAATCACCGGCAGCGATAGAAGGTAATTCAGTGCCAGCGCTTGTGATTGTAGTAGAACGCCCAGAGGAGCTTGTGAAAACTGCGTCAGAGACTGCGGTCTCGGCGCCCTGGGACAGATCATCGGGGTCTGTAATAAGTGCCATAGGGGGCTCTCCCTTTGGTTATGGGTTATAGGTTACTGCAGACGTTATGAATGCGGAGTAAAACCTAACCTCCACTATGGTACTACTTATTTGCGTCTACTTTATTACGGAATAACGGGGGTGCCGGATACCGGCTTAACAAACTGTTTATTTTCAAAGTCTAACGCCCACTGGCCGCCAGATACTTTTTCTAATTCGTATTTACTAGATAACTCTCGACGCTTTTCCGCTAGCTCCACTTCAACACGGTTGGCATCCTCCCTCATATTTCCAAGCAGTTGAATGAGTCTCCCCATCTCTTGACGGTACTTAGCCAAAGAATCAACAAGAACCTGTATTTGATTCAACCTTTGGTAATCTTCTTGCTTGATGTCTACAGGATCAATCTTAGAGTCTACTTTTAAATCGTGTGTCACTTCTAATCTCCACTGCCGTTAAAACGAGAGTCGTAATACTTATCTAAAAACTTATCGTTAAAATTATGAATATAATTAGCTAAACGATGAATTATAACTAATAAAAAAGGAAAGATAATTAGGCAACCAAGAAAGCTACCAGAAAAGCCTTTATAAGCCGCAAGTAAAAAAGAGGGTACCAAGGAGACCCAAACAGAAGCGCAGTAAGCGCAGCTAAGCATTTCGGCAATGAAATTGCTGGTCCTTGATAACCTCTCTCTTAAAGGATTAAATATTTTGGACTTACATAAAAGCTCCGTAAAACCTTCGACGAATAAAGCCGAAAGTAAAACTAAAACCAATAAATGTACCATACTTAAAGAGTGAGGTTAAGTTCTCTGATTCTACGCTGAATCAGCCTAGAGAGGGTGTTCTTCCGATTATCATCCTTACACATAGACAAAGCTCGGCGTAACTTGTGAACACTAGTTATGTGGCTGAGTATGCGCTTAGGATTGTCTTTTAACTTTAAATTGTATATTTCCCTGGCTGTCATCTTATCGATGGCGCGGGGAGTAGCGTAAGTGCGCTTAACTTCTTTTAAATGCTCCTGCGAGTTCTCTTTCTTTTCTGAACAAGAATGAACTTCTGGCTGCGCAGTAAGAGTCTCCTTATAGGGGCGCCCCCCGGTCTCGTCCAGGTTATCAGCCTTTTCAACTTTAAGGACGTTAACCTCCCAACCACTGGGAAGTTCTTTCTCAAGCCATTCTACGAATGAGGTACCGTCAGGTACCTGGCCGCCGATGACCTTATAAACATATTCTAAATCTAACCGTTGCCCAGGGTAAACGGTCCGCTTATATATGTGCTTAGAGCGGCCTGTATTGTTTAAAACATACCCTTTAACCATGTAATACACCTTTCCATACTATAATAATACACACAGGGGGCGGCAGTAAACCGCCGCCCCCTGGTTTTTACTTATTTTACAGCGAGCGGTCGATAACGCCCATAGAGAGCATACGGCTGTCGAGAAGGCCAAAGCCAATCTCTTCCCAACCGAAGACACCCTGCTGCTGCTTACGCAGAAGCTGAGGATCTTCGTAGGTTACCCACTCGGCTCGGATTGGCATAACCATCGAGTCGTTAACGGTGGTGTCAAATCCGTAGATCTGAGTTTCACCAGCAGTGGTAACCTGGCCGTTACCATCAACAACATTTGCATTGGTAAGGCTGTAGTCATTGAACGAACCAGCACTATCCTGGAAAATACCGAAGGACGAGTTCTCGTCGTTAATGTTAAACTTACCAACAGCACCGAGGTGCTTAAGCTCACGAAGCTGGACATTCCAAATGCGACCAAGACCAGCAGCCTGAAAAATCTCGCGGCGAGTTACAGGGTCAATATCAGTGTCAGTCCATTCGCGAATGTCAGCAGCATCCTCTGGGGATACCCACAGCTCAGTAAGCTGACGGTCGTTACGAACCATACCTACCATCATTTTGTTGATCAATTCCTTAGAAAGGTAACCGGCGCCAGGGGCGGCGGGATCAACTTCGAAGATGGGGGCAGAACGAGGCGAAAGCAGACCCTGACCAGTAAAGTCAGTGGTTGCTGCCGGAACAAGTACACGCCAGGCAGACTCCTCCTCGTACTCAGCAACGGAACGAGCAATGTTACGAGCTGCTCGCTCAGCAATGTCCACTCGACCATCACGGGCGTAAGTGAGCTTCCACTGTGCAGACGCGTCGATGGTGAAGGTCGGGATGTAGATATCCTCTCCAACGCCTTCGATGAAGTTCTGCGCAGCGTAACCCAATCCAGGAAGAACCCAAACTGGAATCTCGAAGTCGTCAGCTACCGGGTATACTGCCTGGGCTCCGGGAGCAAGGTACTCTTCGGTGAAAAGCTCACGAGCCACCGACCGAAGACGAATCTCCTGAAGGATGGGTACAGTGAGGGCTTGAGCAAAAGCCTGGTAGGCCATTGCGCTGTCTTTATTTTCTAAGCAGGAAGCAGTAGCCCTAAACAACTCCTGCATCTCACTACGATTCATGTCACTCATCGCATTTTCTCCTTATTTGCAGGGGTTATTAGACTAAAGCCTTGATGCGAAGCATCTTGCCAGCAGTAACATCAGCAGCTGTAAGGCTATTCATGGCGATAGCAACGAGAGCACCAGAATCAGTCTGGGTGTCCTCAAGCTTACCGTCATCATCACAATAGAGAAGAGTGCCGGCGGCAATACCGTCAGCCCCATTGTCTACGTACTGATCGGTCTCGTATACAGCTCCGGGACCCATAGCCACTCCTACTGGGTCACCAACGAAAGCATCCGAGGATCCCATATCACTACGGAAACGGAAACCAGGGGGCATTTCGCTGGATTCAGCCTTAACTTTCTGCATCAACCAACCATAAACCTGATCGTTTTGAGCATCACTAACAACATCTACGATAGCGCGACCATCAGAGGTCTCGCCAACAATTTTAACCAGTACACCAGCAGGAATCGGAAGTGATTCCCCAGTGCTTGCGTTGAAGCTGGAGAACTGGTTTTCAACAAGCGGGTGCCTTACTTGAAAAGTCATCGCGTTGTCCTCCTATTATTCGCGACCGTCACGCATACGCGCGGCCATTGCATTTGCCATTTCTTTATACTTAGTACTCACATCTAGCGAAGCTGCTTCAACATCAAGCTTTGCAGCGTCAACTTGTCCGGCCTCTTCCTTAAGGGCTTTATCAATGTCGGCCGGCGGTACTTCGTCTGTGACGTCCTCGCTGTCCTTAAGTGCGGCGGCCTCAGCAGCCTCACGAAGCTCAGACTCAAGCTGGGTACGAAGAGCAACACGCTCTTCAAGGTACGCAGCAAACTCTTCGTCAGAAAGGTTACGTACACGTTCTTTCTGAGCCTCAAGAGCCTCCTCCTGAGCAAGAACAACTTTAGCTTCTTCAAGCTTAGTCATACGCTCAGAAAGTCGGCGGTCAGCGGCTATAGAAGCTAACTCTGCTTCTGCGGCGCTGGCACGCTCTTCCATCTCCTTAAGAGATTTATCATTATCCTGAAGCTTGCTAACTGCTTCGTCAAGCTTCTCCTGAAGTTCAGCTACCTGAGCTTGGAGAGCCTCATGTGCCTCAGAAGAAGAGGCAAGCTCTTCGTTCTTACCTTCGATTGTTTTGGTAAGTTCATTAATGGTGGTTTCTGCATCACGAAGAAGCTCCTCTACTGCGGCGCGGCGGTTAGACTCTTCCTTCTCCGCTAAAGCTTCACGAACGGCTTCGCGAATGCCACCTTTGAACTTATCATCGTTCATGGTTGCGTTCATTTTTTAATTTCTCCTTTTCTGTCCGTTATGGCAGGGAAACTTCCCACGAAACCGTGTAAGTATCTGCCGCGGAGCCGGAAATAGTAAGGTAACCATCTCCAACATCCCAGTTAAAGCCATCGGTAATAGGATAGGGGTGTTTTCCTGAAACGTAAGCTGTGGCGCCGCTGACAAACCTAGTGTCGTTTACCGTTACGGTGCCCGCAGTAAGGGTAGCGGTGCCTTTAATACTTTTCGCTTCTCCACCCTTTTCCAACGCCTCAAGATCCCCATCACTATTAAGCAGAACGACACGCTTTTTAGGAATGCCTTTGTAATGATCTCTTGACATGTAGATCAACCTTTCTTGCTTAAAAAAATTGGGTCCTTGGTTGCTAGAATAAATACCTATCCTGTCCCGTACTTCTTTTGTAAAACCCTGGCTTCCTTG